CATTGACTACTTGCGCACACATGGTGACACTGTGCTTGGCCCGGATGCAAAGTCACAAGTGAGTGTGCAATACGAAGGCAACAAAGTAACACGCATTGACCAAGTTGTTATCAGCACACAGCACACAGATACACATTGTGATGATGCAAGGAAACTTGTAAAAAATGTTGCAGTTGAAGTGTTAGGTGATCTTGTAGATAATCACACCAAGTGGCACTTGAATCCCACAGGCAACTTTGTAATTGGCGGGCCTGATGGTGATGCAGGGTTAACAGGACGTAAAATCATTGTAGACACTTACGGTGGATTTGCTCCACATGGCGGCGGTGCGTTTAGTGGCAAAGATCCAACAAAAGTTGATCGCAGTGCTGCATACATGGCACGTTGGCTTGCTAAAAATGTGGTTGCTGACAACATGGCAGATTGGTGCCAAATTCAACTCAGTTATGCTATTGGTGTTAAAGCACCCACAAGCATTTATGTTGACAGTAATGGACACAATCGCAGTATTCAAAAGTTTATTTGGGAAAACATTAACCTAACACCCAAAGGTATCATTGACAGATTTGATATGTTTAACTTCAACGACTACAGCAAAAATTGTGTGTATGGACACTTTGGTGACAAAGATGTTCCTTGGGAAAGGATTGGTTGGTAATGGGCATACTAGATGATGCTAAAAAAGCAATTGGCATGGGCACTGCTAAAAAAGTAGAAGAGCCCAAGAAACGTGCAAAAAAGAAAACAGACAAAGAAATTGCCACAGAAAAGGGAGAACCTTATGTGGCAGTTCTCAGTGTTGAAGTTGATCCTGACAATCCAGGTAGCGGTGCATTTGAACTAGACTGGAATGAAATCTTTATTAAAAAACTGTACAAAGCAGGTTACAGAGATGAAAATGAAGAGGACATGGTGGATCGTTGGTTCCAAGATGTATGCCGTAATGTAGTAATGGAAACATACGAAAAGGAAATGGCTGATCCTAATGCCAGAGTTGAACGCAGTGATCTAGGCAATGGGCGTAGCGAATATCGATGATATTGTATGTAAACGGTGACAGTCACAGTGCTGGTGCAGAACTAGTAGAAAACTATGCTTTTGCTGATGATGATCCTACATACAAACACCTAGGACGTCGTCCACATCCTAATTGTATACCACACACATTTGGATACAAACTTGCTCAAACACTCAATGCAGGCTTTTATTTAGATGCTGAAAGTGGTAGTAGCAATGCAAGAATACTACGCACAACACAACAATTTTTACAAGACAACCGCAAACAAGATGTGTTTGTGTTGATAGGTTGGACAAGTTGGGACAGAGAAGAATGGCAAGACGGAGACACATATTATCAAGTTACCGCAGGTGGTACAGATTCTGTGCCAGCACACTTGGCAGAAGATTACAAGGCTTGGGTAAAAAAGCAAACAATGCAGGAACTGGATCGCAAGCAACTTGAGTGGCACACAAACATTTATGAGCTACACACGACGCTACAAAGCGCAGGAATAGCACATTTATTCTTTAATACATACAGTTGGTTTAGATCACATGTGCAAGAGTGTGTTGATTGGAACAATTGTTATATAGATCCTTACAATGAGCAAGGTACTTACAATGCATGGTGTGTGCAAAATAATTACAAGCCTGTGAGATATGGCAGTTATCACTATGGTAGAGATGCACACATAGGTTGGTACAAACATCTACTTCCGAGGTTGACAAATACCACAAATGATGTTACTATAAAAACTGTTCGAAGTGTAACACAACCGAGAGTGATTAGATGACAAGTTATCTACTGGTGGATACAGCAAATACTTTTTTTAGAGCAAGGCATGTGGCGTCACGTGGCATGGACATGTGGACTAAACTGGGCTTTGCTATTCATGTGACAATGAGTGCAGTAAACAGTGCATACCGCAAAGCAAATGCGGATCATGTGGTGTTCTGTTTAGAAGGACGCAGTTGGCGCAAAGACTATTATGAGCCTTACAAGAAGAACAGACAAGTAGCAAGAGCCGCACTAACTGAACGTGAACTAGAAGAGGACAAACTGTTCTGGGAAGCGTTTGATGAACTTAAAGTGTTTCTTGCAGAGCAAACAAACTGCACAGTGTTGCAGTGTGATATTGCAGAAGCAGATGACTTGATTGCACGTTGGATTGATAGACATCCTACAGACAAGCACACTATTGTGAGCAGTGACACAGACTTTGTGCAGTTGCTTAGTGAGAATGTGCAACAGTACAATGGTGTAGCAAATCACATGATCACAATACAAGGCATATTCAATGATGCTGGACAACGTGTGATTGACAAGAAAACAAAAGAACCCAAAGAAGTTCCTGATCCTAAATGGTTGTTGTTTGAAAAGTGCATGCGTGGTGACAGCAGTGACAATGTGTTTAGTGCTTATCCTGGTGTGCGCAAAAAAGGCACTAAGAACAAAGTAGGACTGTTAGAAGCCTATGAGGACAGAGAAAGCAAAGGTTACAACTGGAACAACATGATGTTGCAACGTTGGGTGGATCACAACGGTGAAGAACATCGTGTGCTAGATGATTACAATCGCAATGTCACACTGGTGGATCTTACTGCACAACCTGCAGAGATTAAACAGTACATTGACGAACGTATTACAGAACAAGCAGTACGCAAACAGCATCCTATGGTGGGTGCAAAGTTTTTAAAGTACTGTGGCAAATATGAACTAAAACGCATTGCAGATGATGCAACAAAATATGCAGAATGGTTGGGTAAAGGATATGATGCAGTATCAGGCTAAGCCAATTGTCCAAGACAAGTTTTGGATTGTAGAAAAGAATGGCGAAAAAGTAGGCACACTACGCTATGATGATGAATACATTCTCACTGTAAACAGCAAGGATGTGCGTGTAAAAAGCAGAGATGATCTCAAAAACATTTCATTTGCTGACACACAAGTGATAAGCACACCAAGCAAAAAAGAATATGAAGTGCATGGATATCCTGCAAAAACAGAACCATTCAACGGCATATACGATCTTAAACGCAAACTGCCCATCTACACCAAGCAAGAAAAAAGCACCTGTTTCTTTTGTGCTGGTTATTACATTGTTAATCTTGACAATGGTGGATGGCGCCCTAGTTATTGTCCAAAGTTGATATCTCTCACACGCAATGAATACAAAGGGCCATTTAAAACAAGACTTGAGATGCAAGAAGCACTGAGATTAGCACGATGAGACTGCCCAACACACCTGCACTCAGCAGGTTTGCACAACGATGCACCACTGTTCGTACTGATGTGTTGAATATTAATCGCACAGAAGCACAGCAGGTTGCCCGTGAATACCAAGACCTACTGGAGTATTGTGTGCAACTGCAAGATCAACTGATTGCTGAAAAAACACGTCAAGCAGAAAACATAGAAATTGTAGCACCCAACTGGTAAAAATAATAAACTACACATATTATTCATAAATAGTAATATACTAAGAGAATGATATGAGTAGACCAAAGCCCACAGTACTATTAGAAAAAGTAGACAGAGATACTTACAAAAGCGAACAAGTGTTGGCCAGTGAAGGCATCTGGGCTGTGTACTACAAAGATCAACCCATTAACCTAAAAAGTTCCAACATGTTGATCAGTTATCCTGGTCCTAAGTACAAAAAAGTATCATTTTCTAATCCAGGGCATGCCATTAACCTTGCTAAGAAACTAAACACCAAGTTCAATTGTGAGGACTTTAGTGTTGTGCTATTAGACAAGGGCAAAAAGATATTTCCGTAAAAACAAAAAAGCAGTACACTGATGCATTCATAAAGGCGGGCAGAATTGAAGGTTCTGAACGTGATATCTATGTGTTCTTTTGGTACAACATTCGCGAGTCTGGTGGATTGCGTCTCACAGAAGGTGGACACACCTATTTGTGTAAAAACTTGGAAATAGAAAACTTTGAAATAGACATCCGTGATCAAAAAATTAATCACAAGTTTTTGTTAGAACTTGACAAATACTTGGATTGTCCATACTATATACTAACAGGTAGATGGCCTAAGATATATTTGTACAGCGAAAAAACATACTTTTGGCTTGTTATGAATAACAAAGAATGGGATAGATTCCTCCGTGCTAACAAAGCATAAATTTTGGTTTGCCAAGCAAACACACGGCAGTTGGAAACACATCATAACTGTAGACTTTTGTGTTACAGAATTGTATGAGGACACAAATTGGACCACTGTTAGTTCACTACTCAAGCGTGAACGCAAGAAGTTTTTTGCTCAAATGACAGAACAATACGGCCCAGAAGGCGAGCGTTGGAGCATACGTTGGACTGATTGGGGTGCGGATGTTCGCTTTAGAACAGATGCAGATGCGGCAGGTATTGGTATGTTTTTCACCAGATAGAGGTTGACAACATGTGCATATGTGCTAATGTATATATGTAAGTTGTTTTTAAGGAGAGAGACATGAACGTTACAGTTGAACAGATTCCGGGTATTATTGCTGAAGCACAAACTGCAGCCTTTGCTGCCGCTGATAAGTTTTTCAATGAAACACTAGGTGGGCAAGATGCTTATGCTTGTGGCTTTGCTTGGGTCAACATCTATGGTATCAAAATGAACACCAAACTTGGCAAAGCGTTCAAAGCCGCTGGATTACGCAAAGATTACTCAGGTGGTATTTGCATGTGGAATCCTAGCAAGTATGGCTGCCAGAATGTTGACACACTAGAAGAAGGTGCTCGTGCTGCCGCTGATGTATTCCGCAAATATGGTTTTACTGCTTATGCTGGTAGCCGGTTAGATTAAGGTTGACACTTTGTGTATACCAGTGTATAAGTGTTGTATAGTTTGATAAGGAGAAATTGATGTCTACAGAAACTCGTACCATTACGCTTTCAGAAGCAAAGCCTCGTTTGATTCGTATGATGAAATTGAAGCGTCCTGTGTTCCTTTGGGGGCAACCTGGTGTTGGCAAAAGTGACTTAATGCAAGGCATTGCTGACAGTGGTGCACTTGGTAACACACTGCTCAAAGATGTGCGCATTGCACTCAACGAGCCCACAGATATCAAGGGCATGCCTTACTTTAACAGCAACAGCGGATTGATGGAATGGGCACCACCAATTGAACTGCCCACTGCAGAAGAGTGCGCACAGTACGACACTGTGGTACTGTTTTTGGATGAACTCAACAGTGCGGCCATGGCAACACAGGCTGCAACATACCAGTTGACACTTAATGGTCGCATTGGCGAATATGTGTTGCCCGACAATGTTGTGATTGTTGCTGCCGGTAACCGTGAGAGTGACAAAGGTGTTACATATCGTATGCCTACTCCGCTTGCTAATCGTTTTGTACACTTTGAAGTGCGTGTGGACTTTGATAGTTGGTTGGATTGGGCAGTTACAAACAACATCCATCCAGATGTGATTGGTTATGTGGGTTTTGCCAAGCAAGACTTGAGCGACTTTGATCCTCGGTCAAGTGGGCGTAGTTTTGCCACTCCGCGAACATGGACTTTTGTAAGTGATGTAATTTGGACATCAACAGGTGATGAGCAAGAAGACACAGACATTGTTGCTGGTGCTATTGGTGAAGGCATTGCACTAAAGTTTATGGCACATCGCAAGATTGCTAAAGACATGCCTAACCCTAGTGAAATTCTAAGTGGTAAAGTGAAAGAGCTTAAGATCAAAGAGATCAGTGCCCAGTATGCTCTCACAATTGGCATGTGCTACGAACTTAAAAAGTCATATGACGACTATGGCAAAAAGGATGAGGACAAGTGGCACAAAGAAGCAGACAACTTCTTCCGCTTTATGATGGATCAGTTCCCCACAGAGATGACTGTGATGGGTGCAAGAACTGCAGTTGTAAACTACGACTTACCGTTCAATCCTCAAAAGCTCAAGCACTTTAACGAGTTCTTTGAGCGTTATGGCAAGTATGTGGTAAAGGCAATGGAGAACTAAAATGTACAACATTCTACACAAAAACATGACACTTGGTGATGACTTTGGTGCTTGGTGGGATCTGCCCAAGTACCGTGGAGTGGACATTGAAGCAAAAAAGTTTTCAGATGTGCGTATTGTTAGACGTCATGCCAGTTACAAACGCTGGCCTGGTGCAGACAGAGATGTTGAATACTGGGTAGAACTAGAAAATGGCCTTGCTGTGGGCATGGTGCATCGCAGAGGTCCCAGCGGAACAAGACGCAAAAAATATGCAGAATTTCCAATTGTGGCAATGAACAATGCTTCCTAAATGTGTTGTACCATGGGCATATCAACATAAATTAAGTACAATAAAAAACTATGGCTATGATAGTGCAACTGATGTTGACTACACATTCAACAGTTTAGGCTATCGAAGTAGTGTAGAATTTAATCGACCCAATCCAATTGTTGTGCTTGGTAACACAATGAGTTTTGGATTGGGTATGCCATATGAACAAACATATGCTGGAATTGTTGAACAACAAACAAAAACACCTGTGTATAATCTAAGTTGGGGATGTTATGCACACACAATTAACGAACAATTAGAACTATTACAAGATGTTTACAACTGCATTGAACCCAGTCTGGTTATATTTCAAATAAACAATCTAAACAGATACAGATTGAACAAGACTGAGGTGTCTTTTGATAACAGCAAAGATATCATTCATGATGAATACAATAGGTTCATTTACAACCTGCACAAAACAATTGCAAATAAAAATATTGTTTTAATGCATTGGGACAACGAGAATCATGGTATTGAAATACCTAATTTGTTAATAGACAACAAATACAGTGTTGATTTTGTGCCAGATATAACACCCGCAGTAATAGGCATGAAATCACATAAGTTAATTGCCCTTAAAATATTACAAAAAATAGGTTGACATCTACCTTAAAGATGTTACTATATACATGTGAGCGATGGGTATGGTACCCGGAGCAGTTTTATTGTAAAACGGAGTCACAAAATGAAAAAAGAAAAAGTTGCATACAACCAATTGGATCGTTTGGATAAGATCCTAAATGTTGTTCACCACTATCAATGTGATATTGAATCAACAAAAAAATTCATAACAACAATCCCAACTGGACACAATCCTTCAACTTGGAAAACTGCTGTACATCGTGAAAATTATGATGTAATTGGTAACTGGTTGTGGAAGGAACTTAATCGTTGTGGAGATAGCATGCGCAATAGTGAGAGACGTTGTGATTTGTATTTGTCACGTCGTAGTTTGTTAGAGCCAAGCAAGTTCAAAGCCATGTGGGAAAATGCATACGAAAATCGCGTGTGTGCAATCACAGGCACACCATT